CACTAGTAGTTTGTGTTTCTACTCTTTTATTGAAACCTCTAGATGAATCAGTATTAGATGTATTTCTAACATCATTTCTTTTTTTTACCCAAATCCAATCTGGTTGCAAATCTGAATTACCTGTATTAGTTTGAGCTTGGCTTGCACTTCCGTCACCTGTATAAAGTAATGTCTGAAAATATGCTGATGGGTCGTTTATTGTTGTGTATACTGCCATATTATCCTCCGTACGCTGCTAGGTTCTTAGTACATAACGCATAATACCCTGACGGTACAGCGTATTCGAAGTTACCATATCCATTTGCATCAGCATTGCCACTTGATATAGAAAAAGATGGATTACCAAAGTTTGCTTGCATTTCGGACGAACCATTCAGTGATAATACCATATAATATGTCCCACTTAGTCCTGTTGCCGCTGCAGTTCCACTATTTTGTATTGTTCCATTTTTATAAAAATAAATAGCTCCTCCTTTTACAGCTATACTCATTATGTCCCCAGTAGTATAAGAACTACCATAAGAAGAATTAGAACCATTTATTTTTTTTTGTCCATCTCCTCTCATCCCTACTGCTGTTGAAGCAGTTCCTGCTGCAGGAGAACTTGCGTTTGCTATATTTAAATTACTATCATCAGTTTTACAGATACCTAAAAGAGTATCGCTGTTTACATTACTACCCATTTTAAATTCAGCATACCAACCATTTGTGGTTGTAATATCAAAAGCAATGGTAGATGCAACATTATCATAGTTGCCTCCATCCCCAACTGCTTTACAATTTCCTTCAGAAAAAGTAACAGCCGTTACTACTAAAGGATTAAGTGTAGAAAAATTATTTTGACAAGTATCTGATGTACTAGGATTTGTGCCTAATGAGTTAGAAGCAAAATGATTACCATTACCCGAACTATCTGCACCAAAACCACTTGCATCTGCGGTAGTTCCTGTCCCTGCAAAGTCTAATTTAAAACCATTAGTTCCATATGTAACCGAAGGACTTGTGTTAGGTACCCAAATACCATTGGCATTTGTTGAACCAAAAGTAGATGGTGTTAAAGCAGTCCCATCTACTAAAATAGTTTGTGCCATATACCCTAAATAAAAACCACTACCGTATTGAGCTACTCCTATTTTATGTGGAGTATTTAAATTTACTTGTGTATCAAAATCTTGACTTGGATTAGTGCTAGTAGAAAAAGATGTTATTTGAGAACCATTTACATAAATTTTTACTCTGTCGCCTGCAGTTCCTTGCGTTGTATCACACGCTATAACTATATGATACCAAGCTGAAGGGTCTCTAAAAAGTTGATTTGTTTGATATCTAAAATTATATGTTCCTGAAGTGTATTGATACACTTCAAGTATATTATCACTTTTAAAAAAAGCTCCAAACTCTACTGTTCCTGCTCCAACTCCGAAAAAAACATTATCTCCTGTTCCAATTTGAGATCGTTTTAACCATGTACTATATGTCCATGTTTTACGGTTGCTTGCACTACTTGGTGTTCTATTTAAATACGTTGCCATTAATCAAACCTTCCTGAGTTAGCTATATCAAACACTGATGTTAGTGAAAAAGCACGATCCGCTGTTTGCCCTTGTGCATCGGTAGCACGAAGAGTAAAGTTATACGTTGTTGGAGTCGTAGACGATCCACCAAAATCAGTTGTAGTTATAACACCCGTGCTTGAGTTTAGCGAGCAATTTGCTTGCGCTGCATTTGTTAATACACTTGTTACTTCTGAAAAGGTTGGTGATTCACCAGACGCGGCTACCGTAGCTACGGTCCCTGAAAAGTTTCCTGCAATAGTTCCAAGAGAACCAGAGCTTGTTGTCCAAACAGGATTATCCGATACAGTCAGTAAAGCAGTATTTGATCTAACAGCATTACCATCATTATTTTCTATTCGTAAAAAGTATGTACCATCTGTTGGTAACGTCAGTGTTGCAACAATAGTAGTAGCACTTGTAAAACTTACTGCGTCTGCTGCTGTAATTGCACCCGTTGTAGATATTGCATCAACAGTTGGAATAGATACATAGTTTGTGCCTGTGATAGTTACCGCCGTTGAGTCATTGGTAATAACCGTAGGGCTAATACTAGAAATAGTTGGTTTAGTTTCTGCTGGTAAATTTGTTAAGTTAGATGCATCAAAAGTTGGTGTGCCGTACCTTGCATTAGGAATAGTTCCTGATGTTAATGTTGCTGCAGTAATACCTGGTGTTATCGTAACCGTGTCACCACCTTCACCAATCGTGATGGTAGAACCATCATATTTTTTTAGGGTATTTACTTTTATCTCTGACATATTACATAGCCGTTGTAGGCACTCCGTTCGTCGCTACAAATGGATTTTGGGCAAATGCCATGTACATAAATTTGCCATTAAGAGCGTTTGTAGTAGTTAGATTTTGTCTTAATTTAAATCCATTTGATAAAGAATCCCATAATCCTCCACTTCCAAAAACTGCTTCTGGATCTTCATCATTAGCTTGTATAAAATTATCTTGAACATTAAACGGACTTCTTTTTAAGTCTTGAATGTTCCATGCGCCTGTACTATCAGTTCTTTTTACCATTATATAAGCGGGCTTAAAACCAGTATATACAAATGCGCCATCTGCACTACCATTACCTGTGTAGCTACCAAATTTACTATATCCTTCTACACTATGCCAAGCAAAACAAACAAAAGATCCGCCATTATTATTTGTTCCAGGTTTTGAACCCAAAGAAATAACACTATTTGTAGGAACTGTGTCATTCCACATTAAAGCATTATCTTGTTTTGCACCATCAGTATCCCAATGTATAAAGTAATCTGCGTAATTAGATGCTCCATCATTTATGCCTTTATGACAAACAAACCATTGATTATCACTTACATTAGTAAGGGGTTTAACAACCCAATATTCAGGAGCAGAATTTAAACCATGACCAATAGTTCCATTTGATCCTGTTCCTGTATAAGTAATAACACTAAATCCTGCTGTTGTATTAGCTTGAACGGTAGAAGTAATTGTACCGTCTGTATTACTTACCGTAGTTCCTCCATTAGCTTTCCATTGCCAACCCACATATGTTTGATTAACTTCATTTGTTTTACCATCACTACCTACTGTAAAACCATCAGAATTAAAACTACTAAAAGCACTTGCTGAACTTTGTAGATTTGAATTATTACTACTTAATATGTAACCTGCTCCAGCAGTTGAATTTGCTAAAGCATGTGACGAATTTGATGATCTTTCTTTAACCCAAACAAAATCTGGTTGTAGATTTGAATTACCATCATTTGTAATAGCATTTGAACCTCCACCATCGCCAGAATAAAGTGCTATTTGAAATTGTGCTGATGGATCTGTTATTGTTGTATATGCCATATTTTATCCGTATGTGTTTAAGTTTTCTGTGCAAAGTGCGTAGTACCCTGATGGTACTGCGTATTCAAAATTACCATAACCATTGGCATCAGCGTTTCCACTTGATATGGAAAAAGATGGGTTGCCAAAATTTGCTTGAAAACTCCAACCTCCTCCTGTTGCTACAAAAAAATACTGATTTGCACAATTTTGACTTATTGCAGTTCCACCATCTTGAGCTGTACCATTTTTATAAAAAGTAACTTCACTATCGTCTACATTAGCCGCAATAGATATTATATCATTAGTAGTCCAAGAGTTGCCATAAGAAGATTCTCCACTGCCTGTATCTTTTTGGCCATCATTTCTGTAAAAAAGTCTATTAGAATTACCATCTACTGTGAAGTCATCTACATCTCTTAGTCCTACATAGGCTATTGAAGTTCCTGCAGTAGCTTTAAACTCTGCATACCATTTTCCACTAGAAGGTAAGGCAATAGATGAAAAAGCCATTTTTGATGTTCCTGATGCTTGTAAGGCTCCTTGTGCAAAAGTAGCAGGACCTTCTAAAGGTCTTTCTATCAAAGGATTAAAAGTACTAAAAACATTACTTGGCGTATCAACAACTTGAGCACCTGTGCCTGCGTTATTTACCGTCCATGTATTGCTGTTACCACTGGTATCTGTTCCTAGTGCTCCAGAATTTTTAAATTCTAATCTATATCCATTGGTGCCGTAAGAGCCTGAATACGTTTTTGGTATCCATATACCTGTTGTAGAATCTGTTTCTCCAAAAGAAGCTGCCGTTAATTGAGTGCCATCAATAAAATAAACATCAGCCATGTATCCATTAAAAGGTAAATTATTATCAGAAGTAAGAAGTCCTATATATTGTTGTTCATTATTATTCATACCTAGTTCAAGGTTTTGAGAAGGGTAAGTAAGTTGTGCTGTGTCAGTTACTTGAGAACCATTTATATACATTTTAAAACGATTAGAAGCTGTTGCTTGCGTGGTATCCATAGCCAAAACAAAATGATACCAAGCTGATTTATCTCTCAAACTTGCACTGGTTTTAAAAGCAAATTGTGAAGTATTACCAGAAAAAACCATTACTTTTTCCGCTTCTCCACTTAAAATACGAAATACTGTTCTATTTCCACTAGCTCCTAGTCCTATACCACCAGAAAAAATAGTTTCATCAGCACCACCACCAGTAAGTTTAACCCAACCGCTCCATGTCCAAGTTCTTTGATTACCTGCACTACCAAATGTTTTTGCTAAATATGTTGCCATTACGGATCAAACCTCATACCGTTACTTATACCAACGTTAACGGCGATTGAAAAGGCTCTATCTGCTGTTTGTCCCTCTGCGTCCGTTGCTCTAATGGTAAAGTTATATGTTGTATCTTGCGTTGCTCCAGACTCGGTACCTGTAATAGCACCCGTGCTTGTATTTAAACTAGCACCTCCTGGCAACGACCCTGACTGCACAGCATATGCTGTAGCGTCAGTTGCACTAACGGTAAAATTAATAGTTCCTCCAGCATCCACGGTTCCTAAAGATCCTGCTGGTGTCTGCCATGCAGGAGCATCGGATACGGTAAGCAAGGCTGTCGAACTACGGACCGCGTTACCATCTGGGTTTTCTATTCGTATAAAATACGTGCCATCAACAGGCAACGTAAAGTTTGTCACCAATGTTGTTGCACTTGAAAAAGAAACAGAGTCCGCTGATGTAATTGCTCCTGTAGAATTTATTGCATCTACATAAGGTGTGTTAACAAAATTAGTTCCTGTTATGGTAATTTGTGTTTGTGTGTTTTCTGCTACAGTAGGATTAATACTTGTAATAGTAGGTTTGGTTTCTGTAGCATCAATCCATGTTAATTGATTTGTGTTATTACCATTAGTTGCTAAAACTTGTCCGTTTGATCCAACTGATGTTGGTAATATTAATGTGTATGATTGTCCTGCAGCATGAGCTGGTGATTGTATTTTAACGCCGTGACTATTTTGTGAGCAATTAAGAGTTATCTTTCCATCAGCAGATGATCCATCACCTTTTGCTGTAATTGACTCCGAAGCAATCGTCGAAGCTACTGTGCCTCCTGATACTGTAGCACCTGTAGTAATCGCTATGGTGTCACCACTTTCTGCAACAGTAATTGAAGAACCTGACTGTTTCTTGATTGTGTTTACTTTAAGCGTTGATACCATGTTACCTTGCCAATGCTATTACGTTGTTTGATGCTACTAGAGGATTTTGTGCAAATGCCACGTAGATGTAGCTTTGTGCGGCGTTTGTATTAGCTGCACTAGATCTTAATTTAAATCCATTACTTAAAAAATCTACTTGATTTCCTGCAAAACTACCACTTGAAGGTTCTGCTGAACTACTGTTAGCCGCAAGGTTTTTATCAGTTGCACCACTATTTACTCCCCCAAATCTTTTTGTATCTTGCATAATCCAGTTATATCCTGCTGTTTGAATATTTTTAATCATAACCCAAGCAGGTTTAAAGCCAGTATAGACAAATGGCCCATTTGCATTACCATTACCAGTATACGAACCAAATTTACTGAAGCCTTGTTTTTCGGCAAAACAATAGCCTATAAGGTCTGTGCTATCTGGTAGTATATTATTATGATCCATTTCAAAATATGTGCTTGTAAAACCAGAACCATTAAAAACATTTCTTCCAGAACCCGATGCTACTACTGGATTAGTATCAAAACGTAAATAATCAATATCATCAGTTCCTTTGTGATGATAAAGATACCATGTATAAGCACTTCCATTTCTATCTTTTGTTATAATAAAATTTGGTATAACACCAAGTCCGTGTTCAATTCTGTGATCCCCTGTATCTTCTACACCTGTAGAGAACGTTACTATACTAAATCCTGCAGTTGTATTAGCTTGATAAGTTCCAGCTTTAGTTGAACCCGCAGTTGTTCCTGTACCAGAGACACTTGTTGTCGTTCCACCATTAGCTTTCCATTGCCAAGAAACAAAAGAAAGTCCGTTTGAATTTACTCTAGCTTCTGTTCCTACAGTAAATCCATCTGTGCCAAAAGCTGTTAGTCCATTAGAATTTGTTGCTTCAGCACTATCTAAATCAGAATACAGTTCTTTTTGTACACCTCGGCTTGAATCATACAAAGAATGATGACCATTACCTACTACATTTGGGTCACCATCTCGTCTTTTTATCCAAACCCAATCTGGTTTAAAGTCACCCGCATTAGCGTCATTAGTTATTGATTGTCCAGAACTTGAGCCTGTATATAACTGTATATAAAAATATGCTGATGGGTCGTCTATTGTTGTATAAGCCATATCTTATCCGTAACTATTAATATTTTTTGTACATAATGCGTAGTACCCTGATGGTACGGCATATTCAAAGTTTCCAAAACCATTTGCGTCTGCGTTGCCTGATGATATAGAAAAAGGAGGATTGCCAAAATTAAATTGACAAGATGCTGTAGTACCAATTCCATTTTGAAACGTTGGAGTAATAAAATTACCCGCAGTATAACCTGAAGAAAAGTTTTTTAATTCTCCTGATCCACCTGCTGGATTACCGCTATTCATCCATGTTCCATTTTTACCATAATATATTTTTGTATTATCAGCATCAACGGCTACCATTAAAATATCTCCATCAGAACAAGCAGTAGAGTTAACAGTTTCTGTGCTTCCATTAAATCTAAAATCGTTAGGACCGCCTGCACTATTTGTAACTAAAGCTGTTTGTTTTAAATTACTGTCATTAGAACTTAGAGTACTATCATTTGATAATTGTAAAATATTAGAATCTAAATTTATCCCTACTTCTACTTTATTAACAAGTTTAACTTCCCAATACCATTTACCTGCACTAAATGCCATTGTACCTGCTGCTCCTTGATCGTTTGCTGTGTTAGTTGCTACTAAGTTGCCGTTAGATAAAGTTACAGAAGTTGTTTGTTGTAATGGATTAAGAGTACAAAAATTATTACTAGCTGTGTCTACAGTTTGAGCACCTGTTCCTGCATTGTTAACAGTATATGTGTTTGAGTTTCCTGAAGAATCAAGTCCTAAATTTCCTGCACTTTCATATTTTTGCCAAAAACCATTAGTACCAAAAGTAAGACCTGATAAATCTGCTTTAGGTTTCCATTCACCCGTAGTAGAATCTGTTTCTCCAAAAGAAGAAGGACCTAGTGCTTGACCATCAATATTAACAAAATTAGTTATGTATCCATCCATATAATCTGCGGGTGTAGATTCTGCTCCTATAGTATGAACTATAGTATTATTCCAACCATATTGAAAACCATTAGTAATGTTATTTAAATTATTTCCATCAAAATTAGTAAATCTTTCACCATTAATATAAAATTTTGTTCTGTTATCAGAAGAACCCTCAGAGGTATTTATAGACAATACAAGATGATACCAAGAAGCAGGATCACGCATTACAAAAGTGTTTGTAGTTGTAAATACATTAAAGTTATTTACTCCAAATCTAACACCACTATCTTGATGCAAAATAAATTGCATGGTGGAATTATTATCAGAACCTGGTGTTCCAAATAATACTGTTCTGTGAGTTGGATTAGCTTTTTTTATCCAACATGATACAGTCCAAATTCCTCTGTTGCCTGCACTACTTGGTGTTCTATTTAAATATGTTCCCATTATGGATCAAACCTCATACTATTTTGTTGTCCTACAGTTATTGCTATACTAAATGCTCTGTCTGCTGTTTGACCCTCTGCATCGGTAGCCGTCACCGTAAAGTTATACGTCGTAGCACTTGTTGCTCCTGACTCTGTTCCTGTTATTGTAGCATTAGTTGCTGCGCTATTCAACGTAAGACCTCCAGGCAAAGCCCCAGACGTTACAGCAAAAGAGACAGCATCTGTCGCTGTAATGGTAATCGTTCCAACAGATGACCCTGCAGCAAAACTACCGAGACTACCCGCCGCTGTTTGCCAAGCTGGTGCGTCTGATACTGTTAGTAATGCTGAACCTGATCGTACGGCTAGTCCGTCAGTGTTTTCTACACGAAGAAAATAGGTGCCATCTACAGGTAAAGTAAATGTTGCTACAATAGTTGTTCCACTTGTAAACGATACTGAGTCTGCTGACACAATAGCTCCTGTTGAAGAATTAATCGCATCGACAAAAGGAACAGAAATATAATTGGTTCCTGTTATAGTAACTGCTGTTTGTGTGTTTTCTATAACACTAGGATTTATAGAACTGATTGTTGGAAATGTTAAAACTGCTTGTACAGTGGTTGAGCCACCTAAAGCAACAGATGATCCATTAATTGTAATTGATGAATTCGCTAATTTTGCATTAGCAATAGAACCTGCTAGTTCGTCGTTGGTAACTGATCCGTTAGGTAATGTTATTGTTGTTCCTGTTGGCAACGTTATGGTGTCACCGTTCTCTCCAATTTGAAGAGCAGTGCCTGATCCTTGTGGTATAATTTTATTTACTTCAAGCGTGCTCATAAAATAAATAAATTCCCTGTTACGGACAGTGTCCCTGTAATAGATACAGGTCCAGCTAAAACGCCAGAGTCCATTGTTTGTGTATCACTGATAGTAGAATTATGTGTAGTAACATAAGCTGTAGGATCCATGACAGGGGATGGCGCCCTCCTTGCTGGATATGTACAAAATACATCTTTTGCACCTGCAGAAAAATTTACTAAATTATCACTATTTGTACTCTCTAAAACAGTGTCTCTTGATAATGTATCAGGGGCTGCATCTGTAACAGTGCCTATTCCTATTTCATATTCCGTGCTACCTGATTGCATCGTAATGCAATAATACGTTGTATTAGTTGTACCGATACCAGCGACAAAAGTTTGAAAACCATCACTTGCTCCTGCAAGGTCCACGGTTCCCGTTCCTGTTGTTGTCGTGGTTTCCTTAACACGATCATTGATAATCAATGCCATGTTAAATCCTTACGATAATCTCAGTATAGCTGTGCTCGTACCTGGTGCTGGAAACTGAATAGTAAACGTGCCGTTAGTTGCTGTAAAATCAGAACCAAAAGCTAAAATACATACTGCGTCCGTTGTTCCAGTTCCACCATCTGTTGTAGTGTTATAGATCATCGCTCCGTTTGCTGTAAAGCTAGCAGAAGTCCATTGAGGATCATTTGAGAAATCAACATAAGCTGTTGATGCTCCTGAACCACCTGTAACAGATTGACCTGTTAAAGTTTCTCCGCCCGCTACGTAAGCTGAACCAGATGTATTTGTTATTTCGTTTGTTGTCGAATAGTCAGTAGTTGTTGCTCCTAAAGTTGCGCTTGATGTAAACAACGCAATTTTAAAAGTATGTCCACCATTCGCAAAATCATGTTTCCCTTCTAAAAGCTCTGCTTTAAAAGAGTTGCACACTGCTTGTGATATAGCCATCTTTTATCTCCTATGGTTGTTGTGACTGCAAAGGAACTCGAATAACACCATCTTGATATTCGTCCCTTCTTCGTCTACCTTGTTGTTCTATTTGCAAGCGTTCTACAGCTTGTTGATAACTTTTATCATATTGAGCAAGTAAGTCATAGGGTCCTTTGAGGAATTTAAAAGCCTCAATTAAACAGCCATACAACAAAACTTGTGGTGCATTCTGACTAACCCATGTTGTGGTATTAGTGGTAGAAAGACCTGTTTCATTACGATTCAAAGCTAATTCTATCTTATATGCTGTATCTGGAGTTGGAGCAAGGTATATTGTGTTTTGATCCCACATAGCATAGTATTTTGGTTTTGATTGTGTAGTTCTATTAGGCCAGTACTCAGTCATATAACTAATATCTTTTTGTACTAAATAAGTTCTTACGTTAGCATCTGTTCCTACAGTTGGATAAATAGAGGCTGTTCTTACAAATGACATAGTGCTTGGAGTAGCACCAGGTAATGTAATAAACTCATTGCCTTGTGTTAATGTTGTAAATTGATAAGCTCTAAATACATCAAGATCTACTTCTCTAAAAATACGAAGTTCTGCTTGATTGATAAGATCATTAATTATAGTTGTGGTTAAAACATCACTAGATGTTTCTGTGTAATTTCTTATTTGATCTACTAATTCTGAATAAGTGGTCATGTTATACTCACTGTTATTGTACCTAAAAATGAACTAATTTCTATATCTTTATTCTCTTGATCTGTCCCTTCTAAAGGTTGCATTGTATTAACAGTCACTGTCTCATCTGCCCCTGGTGCGGGTATGGGGTTAAACTGTGTAATTGTTTGTGTTTTTACACCAAATAAATTTCTTCCACAGAAGTTTGTTGTCAAAGGAACAATAGCACTAATTTTCTGTGCTTTAGCATATTGTAAAGATTGTGGATCAGATACTTTTGGTAAAGGCTCTAACTGCGGATGTTTAGGCTCAAATTCACTAATATGTACCCATGAACCATTCCATTCTTGCACCATTTCATTATAAGGAAATGCCATACCTGAACGAT